CGCATTTCAAGCGTGACCGAATCAGGCAAGTTCATTCATTCTCCGTTGTAGTAGTTGATAAAGTTTGATCGTTACTTCTGTATCTTGGATGCAATAGTCGAGCATCTCGGGTGTATATGTATCCCAGCTTCCATCATGCTTGCCAAAGTCTCCTTTGAAACACTTAAGGCGGTAACCCCAGGCTTCCAAAGAATGACGCCCGTAGAGGTTTGGCGGCATCCCAGCGGGGCGGCGTTCATAATCACGCTCAGCAACGTGAGGATAGAACAGACGACTAAGGACAAGCGTATCGAGTACTTCTCCTCGTGGGTTAAATTCATATTGTTCTTTAAGTAATGGGATATCGTAGCCAATAATGTTGTGGCCAATAAGTAGATCAGCTTCTTCTAGTTGCTTCACTCCTTGAATGAGTGCACGCTCAGGCTGATGATCAAACACAGTAGTGCTGCCAGACTCACCGTCACGCACAACGATGCAGTGAACAGTGGAACCTCTGCGAAGTAAGCCGGTAGATTCAAGGTCAAAAAGAAGTCGTGTTTTCATATTGGGTATCTGTTGCATTTTTTGGATCATATTCATCCGACGCGAATGGGTACGCTTCTGGGAAGAGGTCTTTTGTTTTGTCGTTGTCATGTGTATTGACTCCAAATCTTGAGTCTTCATCTAGGTATACAGGTTCGATTGCTATGACAAGTTCACGTGCAAGGCGTGCAGCCTTACGGAACTCATCTGCATAGAACGTTTCCCATTCGTGAGCTAGCAGAACAATGCGTTTGATTCCCATCAAATGCAATTGAAATACAGCAGTGCTGAATGGATAGCGTGTTGTGTATGCAACGCCGCCAATCAACGGGGTGCCCGTCTTGGCAGCTGCAGCAACAGCGTATGAGAGGCAATCAATCTCTACTTTGCTGTCGGTATATAGACTGCGGCCACTCCCTACAATCTCTCGATCCCGCACGATGACGCATGCGCCAGGTGCTTTTGGATGAGTAGATGCAGAAGCTAATGTCCGCGCAACTTCAATGAAGTATTTGTCTTTATTTTTGATGTAAGTTGGGTCACCTTTTGGACTTGGCATATCCACATATCTGCGCTTACCTTCTTATATTAGGTAGTGAAACACAGTAACGTGACCACATAAAAATGGATGATTCAATTAAGTTTACCAATAGCGAATTCAAATTTTCCGGCATCGATCAAAAGGCATGGGATGATTGGGGTACACCCTCAGACTTTTTTACATACAACGACGGCTTGCCTGGAGCAGCTAGTAAAGATGTAATCTTCTTAGGTGACTACGGAAAGAAAGATGATAATGTTGATCACCCTTATCACTACACTCAAGGTACGCAAGAAGCAATCGATATTATCGAGGAAGCTATTGCAGAAGCACCAGGACCCAAAGCAGGTTTCTTGCAAGCACAAGTGCTGAAGTACATGCTTAGGCTCTGGCATAAGGTTGATGCTAAAGAAGATGCTGAAAAAGCACGTTGGTATTTAAACCGATTGATCGATTCGTTATGATAGTAAAGCCGCCAATCGGCGGCTATTTGCTAGCAACGCTTGAAGTGGAGATAATTGTTTCTTAGTTGAAGCGTCTCATGTGAGAGGGTGTGGGCGAGCAAGACGTTATATACAAAGTCAACATCGTGCACAGTGTGTTTAAAGTTGACAGATATACCTTGCGATAGTTCGGGATCAGATGGTACGTACCAAGACGTAGGCAAGAGACAATCCCATAAGTTCAATTCTTTAGATACCCAACTGTTCAGTTCCTCCAGGCGCTGAGCAGTTTTTATTATGTGCTGCTCATGTGCTTCAGTCTCAGGCAGATGCAGCTCATTGTGATAAAGCAATGCATGCTTCCACATAAGTGTGCCATCTTTCTGTATCAGTCTGCATGGATGTACACGTGTACCTGAAGGCAGTTCAAAGAAATAGCTAGGGGCAATATGCTTACTCATCAGATTACCCCCTTGTGATCTTCGTAGTACTCAAGGTCTTTGGACCAGCCATCGCCTGCATACTCGTTGTAAATCACACGGCCTACATCACGGAACGTGTTGTAGAACAAAGTGATCTTATCGATGTCACTCAGCGCTTGATCGACTGGAGGACCGTAGACAAGTAAATTCCACGTTGAAGGAGACACAGACTCGAATCCAGTAGGTGTCGCTCGTAATTGCTTAACCCGTTTGAACGGTATGCAGACTGGATAATCCCAAAGCACAGGAGATGCACGGAGTAATTCAGACGCACTGCAAAAATAAATAAAGCTATTAATATATCCACCACGATATTCATTGATAGTTTTATTGAGCCAGACACGGCAATCACGTACGGCTCCCTTAGGTGAGACCCATACGTTGCCGTGCCAATGTTCTTGTAATGGATTGATCTCGATGGTCGGCACAGATGTAGCGTTCACCAGTACCTGTTGTACAGGATCTGATGTAGGGTCAAAGTCAATTGACCCCATGACTGCACGTGCACGATCAATAAGTTGAGGTGTTGGGTAAAGCGGAAGCTTGAGTCCCTTAGAAGCTAGCTTATCCGCTAAGTTCTTCTGCGAGCGCTCTAAAGCTTTCTTGGCCCCCACCTGTTTCAACTGCAAATGTTCTTGTTCCAGCATCACTGATAATTGTTAACAAAACTGTTTTAGACCAGTCATTCTCATTGATGCGTTGCATTAGATCTTTTAAAAAATCTAGAACATCCTTATCTTCATAACGTTCGGCAATCTGAATATCTTCCTCAATATAATTGGGGCGCATAAAGATAGTCGTGTCGTTCTGTAGATTGATCACAAGCGAACCTGGACCATGCTTTTGAACACCATTCAAGGCAATGTCAAGAAAATCAGAGAGTATCAACTCAGCAGTAGTCATGAGCATTTTTTGCTCAGTCTTTTTCTCCTCTCCAAACTTGTTGGATTGAAGTAATTCGTTCAGTAGATCAGTTCTTCTTGACATATAGAAATGACTCTTTGTTAAGGATAAGTAATTTAAAATTCATCCGTGGGGTTCTCCTCTTCTTCATTTAACTGAAGATTGAGATTGGATGCTTGCCCAGGATTACGCCCTGCAAGTAGATCTTCCATGACTGCTTCTAAACGTTCAGAGAACTCAGAGTCAGGTGCAAATACAAGGTCAGCACGTTCATCAACAAGCTGTTGATCTACAATCTTGGCTTGCTCTTCTAATGCTAACTCGATCTGATACTCAGCGACTTGTTGTTTGAGCGTATGCAATTGGCAAGCAAGCTCAAAGTTTTCAATGTACGTGTCATTGTCTACAAAGACGCCGATGCCTTGTGGAATTAAGTGAAATGGATTGCAGCAATAACGATTGCCACATGTAGTTTTGACGCCAGTAAAGCCAAGGTCACCCCAGCTGTACCACATGGCTACACGTTGAGGGTGATGCTGCGTGCTGGAACTAATGCCTGGCCGACGCCAAGCAAACTGAGGCATGCCAGTAGAGCTGGCACAGTAGCCTTTCCAATCCCAGCACTCATCTGGTGCACCGATATCTACCTGTGACCAAAACTTAAGTGCACGTTTGCGCTCACGTTTGACCAACGTATCAATATCAAGTGAGATGCGACCTTCTCTTGCAGCAGCTACACAGCGTACGCAAGCTTGATGGCTATCAAAGCGCATGCTTGCACTACTGAACCTGCCAAGTGAATGGCCGTGGTAGATGCAAAGCACACTCTCTTCAGCTGTATTGCTGAGCTGACGATTGGCAGCACGTCTGCCATATGTATAACCGCCTTTCTTTTTAGCAGGTTGTGACTCAGCCATCACAGTGAACCTTCAGGCCGAACATACTTGCCACCAAGAGCAGGGTATTGCTCGTCAGTTGGCAGTGGCTCCAAGTTTGCATTGATCATGTACTCATAGCGAGTACTATTCTCATACTTGATTCGTACAAGTTTTGATCTTGGAGTGTAATATTCTGGACGTCCGACAACTAATGCCGTCATTTGATTGAGCGTTACACGAACGCGCTGGCCAAGTTGAATATCTTTAGCAAGCATAATATAAGTACTAATTAACTACAGTTTATTTAAAAGTCGTTCAAGATGTGATCTTCGTTGAGAGGATCATCTTTAGGACGTAACCAGACACGTACTGACTTTGATTTACCAGTAGCCTCATCTTTACGGCTTGTAACTAGACGTCTCCAACCCATGGATTGCAAGACATCAGCAACACGTCTGCCCTCACGCCGACTTTGGTTGCGTGGGTCAAGTTCTAACGCAT